ATAGAGGTGCACACCCTCTTAGCTTTGTATGACAGCACGTACACCGCCTTGGTAGGGCCGTTACGTTTCCTGAAGGTCTGTATCCACCCCTTAGCGTGTAGCCTGTCAAACCTTTTATCCTCCCAACTTAACAGCTCATCAAACTCATTGAACTTATCTTTAGTGAAGTAACCCTCTGAGTTTAGGAATAGTATAACATCAAGGTCTGATTGCGTGAGGCCGTACTTGGCCTTTATGAAGTATCGTATTACTCTCCAATACTTTAGGTAGTCATTTTCCATTCGATTTAATTTTGTAGATTTGTAATTACAAATATAGTAATTATGAAACAACCTAGTAAGCAGAATAAATTAACTAGAGTAAGCAGAAAGATAGAGTCCTTAAAGAGTAAGCTATCTAACCCTGATACAGCATCTTCTAAGGTAAATGCTTTAAGCGCAGAGCTTAAGGCTAATAAGAAGAAACTAAAGGACTTAAAGGGTGCGGGTGCAGGAATAGTTACATATACAGGGCCTAGAAAGAAAGGTTTTGAGAGATGGAAGCAGCAAAGGGCTAATGACCTAGCAAGTATATGGAACGACACGTATGTGTCTAAAAAGAAGAACTAGATGGCTAATATACCTGACGGAATAAAATTTCACGGAGTAGCATCATTTGTAGATACCACCAATAGAGGTTCGGTGCTAGCAAACTCAATGAGGGATGCTTATACAATTGAGGAGCTGTCTCAGTTTGTAAATAACTACATTATAAATAACTCCGTCACTAAGATAATACCTTACTTCCTTACAGCAACCTCCGGTGGTGATACTGATTATGATGTTGAATATAACATGGTTGATATTGATTGGAGTGGGGGGTCAGGTATTCATGTATTAAATTTACCATCAGCAGCATCTCATCCATATCGAGTGATACGAATATCTAACAACGCTACGGTAGGTGCTAATGATAAAATTCACGTTACCGCTTTGCCCCCTGAGACAATAGATGGTGGTGCGTTTTATAACATACAAAAACCTTTCAACGGAATAGCTGTATGGTCTGACGGCATTAGGTGGGTAGTAATACAAGCTAAATCAGAGTAAAATAATTTTTAGCTATCTTTGTGTAAAATAATAGTATTATGAAAAAGCAAGGTTACAATTCAAGATTAGATGAGTCTTTAGGGGCTAAGAACGGTAAGAAGTCACAGTCAATGAAAGATAGGCGTGATGAGTCAAAGGCTATGTCAAAGAAAGACTACGGCCACGCATACGGCGGAGACCACTCAATGTCTTACGAGCACCAATGTATTAAGGACCGCAAAGTAGGAGCGCACCTAGGAGCTATAATTAAAAAATAATATGAGAGATTTAAACAACCCATTATCACAGTCTAAGTTTGACCCACCAAAAAAGGAGAGAAATAAACGCTCTACGCCTAAGTCAACAGGTTATTTAGCGGGTCAATACTTAACTAAAACAGGAGAGAATACTTACTATGACGACGAGAGGGGTACATTTAAAGACCCTAAAGGATTAGTACAGATGAAGGGTGGTTACGTTGTTGATGACTCGTTTAAGTTTAAAGGAAAAAATATAATAGGTAAAGTAAAATAACATGAGAGACTTAGGATTCCCATTAGCAGCGTCAAATTTTGACCCACCAAAAAAAACAAAAGGTAAATTAAACCCCGCAGCACCAAGGAGCACCGCTCCAAGGCCTACATATCTTGAGAACCTTCCTATGAAGGGTAAGGGACATAACAGATATGACTTTCCAAAACTTAAGAGACTTTAGAAAAGTAATATGGCTACTAAGGGAAGAACAAAGAAGTTTCCTCAGATTAAAAAATCTAACGAGGGTAAGTTTACAGCTTGGGCTAAGAACAACGGTTTTAACAGTGCGTGTTCAGCGGCGAGTGCTGTCATGAAGAACACTGATAAATATACAGAGCGTGTTGTCAAGATGGCAAACTACGCTAAAAACTTTGGATGTAGCAGATAATGAAATCAAAAGGACTAGGAGACTCAATAGAGAAGTTCACTCAAGCAACCGGTATTAAGAAGGTTGTTCAGCAGGTGGAGAAGGTTACAGGAAAAGACTGTGGCTGCGGAAAAAGAAAAGATACATTAAACAGGGTATTCCCCTATAATAAAAACAAATAATGGCATATCAAAGATTACAAGTCGGTAGAGCACTAGGTGTAATACCAAATGATGATGTTAACATACCTAATGTAGCTGCAGTAACAACAACGGGTACATCTACAACTCCTGCCGGACCAAACAGCATTAAAGACACAACAGTTGGTGTTGATTTTGTAGCTCAAGGTGTTAAGGTTGGAGATGTTCTTGTAACATCTGCAGGTTCAAGAAAAGTTACTTCTGTAAATACTAATGAATTACTGTTAAATTCTGAAGGTACAACTTCTGTTCCTAGCGGTACAGCATACACTATATACTCACAAGTTGACAACCCAAACAATGGTTGTACTCTTTATGTAGGGCTCGCGGGTAACCTTAAAGTTCTTACTGTAGGTGGTGATGAGATTCAGTTTACAGGAGTACCAACAGGTTCATTTTTACCGGTACACGTATTAAAAGTATTTGCAACGGGAACAGACGCACAGAACATTGTAGCCCTTTGGTAATATGATAGGAACAGGTAATAGCATAGGAATAGGTTCAGGTAACGGTCTCCTATCAAACACTTGGGGAGCGGGCGAGGAGTTGTTTCATAATGACTACTACGTCATAGTTCTTGAGCAGATTGGAGGGGATTTTTTACGAAATCAAATTACTAGAGAGATGTGGCCGGACGGAGATGAGGGTCGGTCTTTATATCTTTGGCAGGGATTAAATATAAAAAAACCATCAGGTAATAGTTACTACAATACTAAAGGTGGTGGAGACCCTGAGCCTGATACACTTTGGTTAAGTCTAGAGACTAGTGCACAAGCTCAAGGCTCTTGGAGTGGTGGCGGTTACTTTGTTGATAATGTAGGTTATTTTCAATTAGATGTTCAAAGTGACTATATATTTCATATTGCCTTAAAATCATCAGATGAATTTGATGTTACTATAAATGTAGTAGGTCAAAGTACGAGTATAGCTTCACTAGTATTTGGTTCAAGTGCGGGAGCGGGCATTGACTATGTACTTCCTAGAGATGGGAAGTGGCACGCGTTTGAAATACCTGTCAGTGACTGAGAAGCAAAAGGATTTACTCCCGGATGGATTTATGACCAAAATTACTTAGAATTTTTATTGGGCGGTGTTTCAGGGAAATCTCTTGAAATGGATGCTGTATTTTTCTATAACCCTAATGCTTCGAGATAATGAATTGGGATACTAACACAACCTTCGGGGATTACGAAATTATTTACGTATGATAAATAAAGCTAAAAAAGAGTCAGCGATAAAGAGAGCGGGTGTTAGAGGTTTGAATAAACCTAAGAGAACACCATCTCACAAAAGTAAATCACACGTAGTAGTTACAAACTGCAACGGTAAGATAAAGACTATACGTTTTGGTGAGCAAGGTGCTAGCACCGCAGGAAAACCTAAGGCAGGAGAGGGAAGCAAGATGAGGGCTAAAAGAAAATCTTTTAAGGCTCGTCATGCAAAGAACATAGCTAAAGGGAAATGCTCTGCAGCGTATTGGGCTAATAAAGAAAAATGGTAAGCTAATGAAATTAGGAAAGGATACAGATATTAGTTTAACCTTTGAATCCCTAGGAATGGTAGGGTTTTTTATATTTAGCCTAGTAGCAATGTGGTTTACTTTGCAGAATGATATAGCAGAAGCAAAAGAGTTACCTAAACCTGCTGACCCTGAGATTACAAGGATAGAGTTTGATATGAAGGACCAATTGATTCGTCAGACTATTATGTCTACTCAGGAGGATGTATCGGAAATGAAGGATGATATAAAACTCATCAAAGAAAAGCTGTATGAATAAACTTCTACTTATGTTGCTTCTCTCATTAATCCCCTTAACAGCAAAGGGTCAATCCTCAATAGGGGTTGATAACTTTGATTGGGAGATAAGAAGAGGTGTGGTAGTAGTAGAGTTTTGGGCAGGATGGAATAGAGGTAACGAGATACTCTTCATGCATGAGTTAAATAATTGCAGGGCTTATAGGCATATAATAAGAAGAGATAGGTCACTTTTAGAAAGATTTAAAGTATCCGCAGCTCCAACACTAATAGTTTTTAAAGACGGAGAGGAGCAGTATAGGTTTGCCCCAAACATTATGTTAAAGGTAACCGCGACTAAAGAACAAGTACAATCAGCTATCAACGATTTATAATTAAAACAATGATTACCATTTGCTCATCAGTAGTATTATCAACAGTAATATTAAGCTACGTTTATTGTGGAGGAAGATAAGTTAAACATATCGGAAGGCTCTAAGATTAATCTAGATGTAAAAACCCTTATTAGCATTGTCGTAGGTATTGTTTCTATGGCGGGGATATGGTTTACACTGACCGCTGAGATAGCTCAACTACAATTAGACGTAGTTCGTATGCAGGACGCTGTACACCTTAACGAAGAGTTTAGAATAAAGTGGCCTCGTGGAGAGATGGGTGCACTTCCTGATGATGCAAAACAAGACCTTAGAATTTCGTATCTTCAAAAAGACGTAGACTATCTTAGAACTGTAGTCAAAGAATTAGAAATAACTCAAGCAAAAAATCAAGTAGATGAGATTAAGTAAGAACTTTGTATTGTCTGAAATAACACATAGCAATACAGCTAAAAGATTAGGGATAAAGAATGAACCTACGAAAGACCATCTTAAGAATCTCCAACTCCTTATCAGAGGTGTGGTACAGCCTGTTCGTGATGGGGTTGGTGCTATCAGGGTTAGTAGTGGTTATCGCAACCCGACACTCAATGAGGCGATTGGCGGAAGCTCTCGCAGTCAGCATTGTAAGGGTCAAGCGGTGGACATCCAACATTGGTCAAAAGGTCAGATGGATAATAAAAAAATTTACGACTATATTCTAGATAACGATATTGAGTTCGACCAAATGATTAATGAGTTTGATTTCTCGTGGATTCATATATCTTACAGTGATACTAAAAACCGTAAGCAGGTGTTAGAGGCTTATAAGGACGACAACAACAAGACGGCTTACAGACACCCAAGCGACAACATAAAAGCATTATGATAAAAACAATTATACAAAGTCTAGTAGGACAAGCTACTAACATAATAGATGAGGTAGTTACTACAGATGAAGAAAGAATCCAACTTAAGCAACAATTTGAAAAGGTTGTTAAGGAGCATGAAAAAGATATGTTTGCCCTCGAGGTTAAAGACCGAGATAGTGCACGAGAGATATATAAAGATGATGCTATTATACAGAAGGTATTAGCAATAATATTTACCGTAGCTTATTTCTTTTTGTCTTACACGATGTTTAAGTACTTTGTGCTTAACACACTAGAGCTTTCAGATTACGAGATAGGATTTATTAGTACGGTGTTTGGTGCTATGAGTAGTAAGGTAAATACGATAATTGATTTCTTCTTTGGTGGCTCTTCAAAAAAGTAAACCATGAAAAATTAATTTGTATCTTTGCTGTACTAAATTAAATCAAATGAAAAAGTTAGAACAACAAGAGTTAGACACGCTACAAGAGTCTATGAAGAAGTACAATGAATGTAAGATGCAGTTGGGAGAAACTGTCTTACGTCAGCAAGCTTTAATGATGCAGGTTACAATGATTCAGAAGGAGTCAAAATCTTTCGAGGATTTATTGATAAAGAAGTACGGTCAAGACTCAGTTATAGATATGAAAACCGGGGAGGTAAAGCCTTCTGAAAAAAAATAAGATATGCCAAAAATTAGCACATACTTTAACTCACCACCCTTATTTACAGACAAGGTAATAGGTACTGTTGCATCTAGTAATAATGAAACTAAAAACTTTAGTTTGCAAGATGTTATGCAGAAGTTTAACGATTCTGTTGTGCCTGCTACTGCAACATCAACAGGTGTTAGGGGTCAATTTGCTTCAGACGCTACGCACTTGTATATCTGCACAGCTACTGACACTTGGAAAAGAGTAGCTATAGCAACATTCTAGGGTTATGGATATTAGAAAAATATCTGTAGGCCCTGACTACAAGTCGGGAGCTATGCACTACCTTGTAGGTCAGGATATACTTAACAACTCTCACAAGATACACCTTATTCAGCAGGATAAGGATTCTCAATCTATAAAGGTTTGGATTCAAAGGGAGGACGAGATTCTTCTTTGGAAAGAGTTCAACTCAAATATGCCAATTTCAATCGAGTACAATATAAATTTTTAAGATGAGCGAAGACCAAAAAGATGCTTTAGAGCAACTTAAGAAATCAGAAGAGTCAGCAAAAGATACGTTTGATTCGTGGGTAAACAACTTAGAAGACCAAGAACAGCCTGATGCTTGCAGCATTGATGATGAGGACTGTGAAGCCTGTGGGTCGTAATGAAGTCTCCATTTAATTTTATTGTACGCCCTTTAGAAGGGAAGAGATACAACAACACCAAAAGCATTGGCGGTATGGAGTTTGTGGTTAGTACCTCCGAGGAAGACCATAAGTTCTCTAACCGAGAGGCAATTGTTGTTGAGACGCCTGTAGGATATACAGGGAACATAAAGATTGGTGACACCTTACTAGTACACCACAACGTGTTTAAGTTTTACAACGACATGAAGGGTAGGCGTAAGAGTGGTAAGAGTTACTTTAAGGATGATTTATTCTTTGTAGATAACGACCAATTTTATTTATACAAGCAGGATGGTAAGTGGAATAGCCACGATAGGTTTTGTTTTATAGAGCCCGTAGCTGTAGTAGAGACTTTTATAGATAAGTCCTGCAAGTACGAACCTTTAATAGGACGCGTTAAGTACCCTAACGATTACTTAAAGTCAAAGGATATAAAGGAAGGTGACTTGGTTACCTTTAGCCCTGATAGCGAGTATGAGTTTAAGGTAGATGATAAAACCCTTTATAGAGTATTCGACCATCAGGTAACCATGAAGCTATAGTATGGAATCAAAAGATTTACGTAAAGAAATTATAGAGGCGGGATATAAAGCTGTCAAGCAACTAATTAAAGTTGCAAAGGAGGACATTATTAAGCCCGACCCTATGGATGAGCTTGCAGCAGATAAGTTGAAAAACGCAGCGGCATCAAAGAAGCTTTCTATATTCGATGCTTTTGAGATATTAAAAAGAATTGATAGCGAGCAGGAAACTTTAGATATAGAATCTAAGGGCCCTAATAGAACAGATACTAAACAAGGATTTGCAGAACGAAGGTCAAAATAACTTATATCGTGTTATCCCCGATTACATACCATCAAGGCCACTATCAAAAAAGAATGGTAGCCGAAGTTGGTTGTATGGGTACAACGAGGAGTATGACTTTGTAAACATTTCTAAAACAGGGCAGGTAGGTGAGGTTGTTGAAATCTCAGGACTAAGAATAGGGTTACCGCCTGCACCTAAGGATTGCCATAAAAGGCATAGCGCAAAATCACAGCAGTATTGGGAGCGTGAAGAGTTTCCAAAAGAACTGCAGAAAATAAACTCTATATTTCAATGGAATGAGATGCCATCACCCTTTAAGGATAGATGGGTTGATTATATAGAGTCTGAGTTTGATAGAAGGGAGGAGGGTCATTGGTTCATGAATCATGGTGACCCGACCTACATAACAGGTTCACACTATATGTATCTTCAATGGACTAGTATAGATGTAGGTTATCCCGACTATCGAGAAGCTAACAGGATATTCTTTATTTTTTGGGAGGCATCAAAGGCTGACAGGCGTTCTTTTGGTATGACATACCTTAAGATAAGGCGTTCAGGATTTTCATTTATGGGGTCCTCAGAGGCTGTGAACACAGGTACGCTAGCAAAAGATTCTAGGGTAGGTATACTATCTAAGACAGGTTCTGATGCTAAGAAAATGTTTACCGACAAGGTTGTTCCTATCAACAGCAGGCTACCTTTTTTCTTCAAGCCAATCATGGACGGTATGGACAAGCCAAAGACAGAGCTTGCTTTTAGAATCCCTGCGTCTAAGATTACTAAAAAGAATATGTACGACACTGAAGCTGAGGAGCTTGAGGGGTTGGACACTACAATAGATTGGAAGAATACGGATGACAACTCGTATGATGGTGAGAAACTATTACTACTAGTACACGATGAGAGCGGTAAGTGGATTAAGCCAAATAATATCTTAAACAATTGGCGCGTAACAAAAACGTGTCTACGTTTGGGTAGTAAGATTATCGGTAAGTGCATGATGGGCTCTACGTCAAACGCACTATCTAAGGGTGGTAGTAACTTCAAGAAACTTTACGAAGACTCTGATGTAAACACTAGGAATGCCAACGGGCAGACTAAGAGTGGTATGTACGCATTGTTTATTCCTATGGAATGGAATATGGAGGGTTTTATTGATAGATACGGGATGCCTGTATTTAAAAAACCTAACAAACCTGTGTTAGGGGTGGATGGTGAGATGATAAGTAATGGGGCTGTAGATTATTGGGAAGCTGAGGTTGAGTCACTTAAAAGTGACGCTGACGCTTTAAATGAATTCTATAGACAGTTTCCTAGAACAGAGTCGCACGCTTTTAGAGATGAGAGCAAGTCGTCGTTGTTTAACCTCACTAAAATATACCAACAGATAGACTATAACGATTCATTGATTACAGAGCACCACGTAACTCGTGGCTCATTTCATTGGAAGGGAGGGGTAAAGGATACTGAGGTTGTATTTAGCCCCGACACTCGTGGTAGGTTCTTGGTAAGTTGGATTCCTAATAAGAATCTTCAGAACAGGTTTGTAAGCAAGAGAGGTAACAAGTACCCGGGTAATGAGCATATAGGTTCATTTGGGTGTGACTCCTATGATATATCAGGAACTGTAGGTGGTAAAGGGTCTAACGGTTCTTTGCATGGGCTTACTAAGTTTAACATGGATGAAGCTCCTAGCAATGAATTTTTTTTAGAGTACATAGCTAGGCCACAGACTGCAGAGATATTCTTTGAGGAGGTTTTGATGGCGTGTATATTCTATGGCATGCCGCTTCTTTGTGAGAACAACAAGCCAAGGCTACTGTATCACTTTAAGAATAGAGGTTACAGAGGGTACTCAATGAACAGGCCTGACAAGGTATTTAACAAGCTCTCAAAAACAGAGAAAGAGCTAGGAGGAATACCTAACTCATCTGAGGATGTAAAGCAATCACACGCCTCAGCTATTGAGTCTTACATAGAGAAGCATGTCGGTATAGATATGAGTGGTGCATATAGAGATTCTGATGAGATGGGTTCAATGCCTTTCGCTAGAACTCTTGAGGATTGGGCTAGATTTGATATTAACAATAGAACAAAGTTTGATGCTTCTATTAGCTCAGGGTTAGCTATTATGGCTAATCAGAAGAGCTCGTATCAGCCCGAACAAAAACAGTCAAAAATAAGTGTTACCTTTGCTAGATACAATAACAAAGGGTCAATCAGTGAATTACTAAGATAGATGAAAGAGGTAAATGTAAACATATCGGCTGCAGGTTTTCCTAGTCAATTTGTTTCAGATGCAGAGAAAGCAACTGAAGAATTTGGAATACAGATAGGTCAAGCAATACAGTACGAATGGTTTAAGAGGGATGGTAATTCATGTAGATACTACGACCAATGGAGAGACTTTCATAGGCTAAGGTTATACGCAAGGGGTGAGCAGTCTGTAGCAAAATATAAGACTGAGCTTGCAGTTGATGGTGACCTTTCATATTTAAACCTTGATTGGACGCCCGTACCTATTCTACCTAAGTTTGTAGACATCGTTGTTAACGGAATGTCTGACAGGCTTTTTAAGGTTAAGGCTTACGCTGAGGATGCAATATCACAAGAGAATAGAAGTAAGTTTCAGGAAATGATTCAAGGGCAGATGGTTGCTAAACCAATCCTTGAAACGATACAGAAGAACACAGGCATGAATCCGTTTACTATGGAGCCTGACGACTTACCTGAGAATGACGAGGAACTTTCCTTGTACATGAACTTAAACTACAAGCCGGCTATTGAGATAGCTGAGGAGACTGCTATTGATACTTTATTCTCAGAGAATAAGTACGCGGACCTAAGAAAAAGATTTGACTACGACCTTACAGTATTAGGTATAGGTGTAGCAAAGCATGAGTTCTTACCGGGAGCAGGAGTTAAAGTAAGCTATGTAGACCCTGCAAATGTAGTATATAGTTATACTGAAGACCCACACTTTAAAGATTGTTTTTATTGGGGTGAGATTAAAACCGTACCTATTGTTGAGTTGAGCAAGATTGACCAATCACTTACTAATGAGGATTTAGAAAAAATCTCTCAGTACAGTCAGAGTTGGTACGACTATTACAACACAGCTCAGTTTTACGAGAATGATATTTTCTATAAGGATACCGCTACGTTAATGTACTTCAACTATAAGACAACTAAAAAGATTGTCTACAAGAAAAAGGTGTATGATAATGGTGGCTCTAAGATGATTGAAAAGGATGACCAATTCAACCCTCCTACGGAGATGATGGATGAGGGAAACTTTGAGAAGGTAGAGAAAACTATTGACGTTTGGTACGAAGGCGTTATGGTTATGGGAACAAACATCTTACTTAAATGGGAAATGGCTGAGAATATGGTTAGGCCTAAGTCTGCTAGTCAGCACGCTATCCCTAATTACGTTGCTGTAGCCCCTAGAATGTATAAAGGAAATATTGAGTCATTGGTTAGGAGGATGATTCCTTTTGCTGATTTAATTCAGATGACACACTTAAAACTTCAGCAGGTAATATCAAGAGTTGTACCTGACGGTGTTTATATTGATGCGGATGGATTAAATGAGGTAGACCTTGGAACAGGTAGCGCATATAACCCTGAGGACGCTTTAAGGCTATACTTCCAAACAGGTAGTGTGATTGGTAGAAGCTACACGCAGGATGGTGATTACAATCAAGGTAAGGTTCCTATTCAGCAGCTAACCTCAAATTCAGGCGCTAGTAAGACGCAAATGCTTATTGGTAACTATAACCATTACTTAGGAATGATACGCGCTGTAACAGGCTTAAATGAAGCGAGAGACGGCTCTACGCCCGACCCTAATTCTTTGGTTGGCGTGCAAAAGCTAGCAGCGTTAAATTCTAACACAGCTACAAGACACATTCTAGATGGTAGCCTTTATATGTATAAGACGTTAGCTGAGGCTTTAACGTACAGGGTTTCTGATATACTAGAGTACGCTGACTTTAAGGATGAGTTTGTTAATCAGATAGGCAAGTACAATGTATCTATCCTAAACGAGATTAACAGTCTATACATTTATGACTTTGGAGTCTTTATTGAGGTATCCCCTGATGAGGAAGAGAAAGCTCAGCTTGAGCAGAATATACAGATGGCTTTATCTAAGGGTGATATAAACCTAGAAGACGCTATTGATATTAGAGAGATAAGAAACTTAAAACTTGCTAATCAATTACTTAAAGTTAAGAGAATTAAAAAGCAAGAGCGTGACGAGAAGATGGCTATGCAGAAGCAGGCTATGACAGCTCAGCAGCAATTAAAGTCTCAAGAGATGGCGGCTCAAGTTGCTATGCAAAAGATTCAGGCAGAGAGTCAGGCTAAGATGCAGCTTAAGCAAGCTGAGATAGCTTTTGAAATTGAAAAGATGAATAATGAAGCTCAGCTTAAATCTATGCTAATGGATAAAGAATTTAGTCTTAATATGCAGCTACAAGGTATATCTGAGCAAGCTTTAAACCAAAGAGAGTCTCAAAGAGAGGATGCTAAGTCGGCTCGCATTAGTCAGCAGAACACAGAGCAAAGTAAATTAATTAATCAGCGTAAGAATAACCTACCGCCTCAGAACTTTGAGTCGAACGAGGACAGCTTAGATGGGTTTGACTTCGCTGAATTTAACCCAAGGTAGTATGGCAACAAAAGGGAGAACAAAAAAGAATAAGATATGCCCCGCAGGAATTGCGTGGGCAAAAAGAACATTCGACAGATACCCTTCAGCTTATGCAAACATGGCTGCAAGTAAATATTGTAAGGACCCTAACTACGCTAAAAAATCTAAAAAGTAATGTTTCAGCCTATAAAGAAAAAGAGAAAAAAACATTTAAGAGGCCTTGATAGAAATAAGTCAGGAAGGAATGAGACTGTATTGATGTCGTCTTATACAAATAAAAATGAAACAAGATTTTTTGCTGCACCAACAATAACTTTCAAGGGGAATGAAAAAAAAAGACCTCAAGGTTTTAAAGAGGCTTTAGAGGCGGGAGAGGTTTATGAGTTTAAATCAAAAAGAAAATCTGAAAGATTTGCTGCGGGTTCTTGGAAAAAGGGAAAAGATAAAAGAGAAGCTATGAAAGCTTACCGACAGAAAAGAAAACAAGAAAGAAAGAAATAATGGCAGCATACGGAACTAAAAAGAAGAAGCCTAAAAAACCAAAGTACTAATGGGTGAGCTTAAGAAGTGGAGAGATGAGAAGTGGGTTCGTATAGGAACTGACGGTTCTATTAAAGGAGCGTGCGGTACTAGTAAGAATAAAAATAACCCTGATAGATGCTTACCACTTAATAAAGCTAATAGTATGAGTAAAGCAGAAAGAGCTTCAACTGCTAAAAAGAAAAAGAAGTACGGCAGAAAAAGACAATTTGTGTCCAATACCAAGGCAGGTAGGGTCACAAGAAGAAGCGTCTAAAATATAAATAAATTTTGTTTAACTTTGCATAAAATCAAATCAAATGGAAATTAAAGTAAAAGCGTTAGACGGTGTAGAGCAGAAATCTACAGCGGAGGTGGAAGAGGAATTGCTAGAAAAGCATGAGGAGCAGTTCGAGGACTCGACACCAACAGAAGAAACTCAGGTAGTAGAAGAGCCGCAAGCCGAAGAGGTTGAGCAGCAAGAGCCGCAAGGCATTACCGAGCAACAAGTTCTTTCACATATTAAAGAAAGATACAATAAGGAGATTACATCAGTAGATGAGTTGTTTGAAGAGCGAGAAGCTCAAGAAGAACTACCTGAGGATGTGGCTGCTTATTTTAAGTATAAAAAAGAAACAGGGCGAGGCATCAATGACTATGTTAAATTACAACAGAACTTTGATGAGATGAACCCTGACTCTTTGCTAAGGGAGTATTTAAAATCTACAGAAGCAGGTCTTGACAGTGATGATATAGACTTAATGATGGAAGACTACTCATACGATGAAGACATTGATGAGGAATCGCAGATTAAAAAAACTAAACTAGCAAAGAAAAAAGCTATTGCTAAGGCTAAGAACTACTTTACCGAGCAGCAGGAGATGTACAAGCAACCACTTGAGTCAAGACAGGAAGCTATCTCTGAGAGCGAGAACGAGGAGTACAAGGCGTATAAGCAGTATTTGAATGAGGCGGCAACGCAGCAAGAGGAAACAAAAAGAAAGTCTGAGTGGTTCTCACAAAAGACTGACGAGGTTTTTAACAATGAGTTCAAAGGTTTTGAGTTCAAGATTGGAGATGACCAAATCACTTTTAATCCGGGTAGTGCAGAGGAAATAAAGAAGGCTCAGCTATCACCAATGAATTTTGTTAACAAGTATTTGGATGATAATGGACTTATGAATGACGCTGCAGGATACCACAAAGCACTAGCCGTTGCAATGAATCCTGAGAAGTTTGCTCAATTTTTTTATGAGCAGGGTAAAGCAAACGCAACAGAGGATGTTATGAGGAAGACTAAGAATATTAATATGGAGACTCGCAACGCCCCTGCTTCAACTGTTAAATCAGGAACACAGTATAAATCTTTAAGTAACGACTCAGGTCGAGGTTTAAAGATTAGGAGTATTAAACGAAAATAATTTTAAAAAGAAAAACCAATGGCAGGTTCAGTACAGGGCACTCCGGGCTTTAATCTACAGCCGAGTGCACAGCAGGTTGCTACAGCTAGCAACTACATTACAAATTTCGACTTCTTGAATCAGTATCTACCTGATACTTACGAGAAGGAATTCGAGCGTTACGGTAACCGTACCGTAGCATCTTTCCTACGATTAGTAGGAGCAGAGATGCCAACTAACTCAGACCTTATCAAATGGGCTGAGCAAGGAAGGCTTCACACTAAATACGTAGACGTAACAACAGCTTCTACAGGAGCTCAAACTGCAGTTACATTTACAGTTAACGATGCTTTAGTTCCTCCAAATTCAGGTGCTATCGCTATTCGTGTAGGTCAAACGGTTATGTTCACCAACAATGCAGGTGGTCAAAACTTTAAAGCAGTTGTAACTTCTGTTGATACAGCAGCAGGTACTTTTGTTGCAGCGTTCTACGAGGCTACAGTAACTTTTGCAGCAGCACAGACATTTACTTGCTTTGTTTACGGTTCTGAGTTCAAGAAAGGAACAACAGGTATGGAAGGTTCTTTGGAAGCTGATGACGTGTTCTTTGAAAACAAACCAATTATCCTTAAAGATAAGTACGCAGTATCAGGTTCTGATATGGCTCAAATCGGATGGGTTGAGGTTACTACAGAGAACGGTGCTACAGGATACCTTTGGTACTTAAAGTCTGAGCACGAAACTCGTCTTCGTTTTGATGACTACCTAGAAACAGCTATGTTGGAAGCAATTCCTGCAGCTCCAAACTCAGGTGCAGAAGGTGCTTTATCTACTTCAACTGCTGCAGTAGGAACTGTAAACGCAGGTTCTGAAGGTGTATTCTACGCTGTAGAGACAAGAGGTAACGTATGGTCAGGTGGTAACCCTAACGTATTGGGTGACTTTGACGCTGTTATCCAACGTCTTGACAAGCAAGGTTCTATTGAGGAGAACGTAATCTTTGTTGACCGTCAGTTCGGATTCGACATTGATGACATGTTAGCTGCTCAGAACTCTTACGGTGCAGGTGGTACGTCTTACGGACTATTTGACAATGACGAAGAAATGGCTCTTAACTTAGGATTCACAGGATTCCGAAGAGGTTATGACTTCTACAAGTCTGATTGGAAATACTTGAATGACCCAACTATGCGCGGTGGTTTACCATCAGGAGCAGGTTCAGGAAAAATTAACGGATTGTTAGTTCCTGCAGGTTCAACTTCAGTGTATGACCAAATCTTAGGTAAGAACGCTAAGCGTCCTTTCTTACATGTACGTTACCGTGCTTCACAAACTGAAGACCGACGTTACAAGACTTGGATTACAGGTTCAGCAGGTGGCGCAGCTACTTCTAGCTTGGATGCAATGGAGGTTAACTTCTTGTCTGAGAGAGCTGTGTGTACCTTAGGTGCAAACAACTTCTTCTTATTCCAAGAGTAGTATATTAAAAAGGGAGTCCGTTATAACGGACTCTCTTTTACTTTTTTAAATTCTAATTAAATTCAAATGAAAAAAACAGTAGAGTACGTAGACAAGCAGTATAAATTATTGGGTAGCAGTGTACCGTTATCATTTATGCTCGCATCAAGAAACACAAGAAGATTTCCATTGCTATGGTTTGATGAGGAGAAAGGCGAGAATAGAGCCCTTCGATACGCAAGAAACCAAAAGAGTCCGTTTGAGGATGAGCAAGATGGGAATGCAATATTAGAGCCTATCATATTCGATGACGGCTTTCTTACAGTTCCAAAAACAAATCAGGTATTACAGAAGTTCTTAGAGATACACCCATCTAATGGTGTTAAGTATGCTGCTATTGACAAAGCTAAAGAGGCTAAGGAGATAGTAGAAGACCTTAACGTAGAGGTTGATGCATTGATTGCAGCTCGTGAACTTTCAATAGAGCAGATAGAGGCTGTAACCCGTGTAGCGTTTGGTACAGACCCAAGCAATATCACATCGTCTGAGCTTAGAAGGGATATTCTTTTATTCGCTAAGCAGGACCCGCACGCATTCTTAGCGGTTGTAGGAGATGCTTCTCTTCATATTGACTCTAAGGTTCAGTCGTTCTTTGATAAGAGCGTGTTGACGTTTAGAAACAATAAGAAAGAGGTATTCTTTAATACGCCAAGCAACAAGAAGCGTATGCTGACAATACCTTTCGGTGAGGACCCGTTGTATGTGGTGTCGTCATACTTACAGAGCGATGAGGGGCTTGATGTCCTTGAGTTCTTAGAGAAGGTCGCAGAGACCAAGTAGTAAAAGAGGAGGCAGAAATGCTTCCTTTTTTTTTGCTATCTTTGTTTCATTATTAATCATCTAATATTTTTTTTAACGATGGCAAAATTTCTTAAAGCTACAACTGTTAGTGCAGGTAAGCATGTAGTTCCCGCCGATGGCTTTATTATGTGCAAAAAGTCTAGTAACACAGTTACCGAGGCTTATTACGAAGCTCAAAATGATTTTGATAAAATAGTAATTACTCATGGTTCTTTATCAGGTCATGAGTTTCCTGACTTTTTACAAAACCAACTTATTAATTTAGCGCAGACTAATTGGAGAAACGCTGTAGTAGATGTTACGTCTTCTGCTCCTGCGACTATACAAAACATAGAAATCAGTGCATTATGAAAAAGTTTTTAAAGATATACGATGACTCAACCTCAAGGTATGTAGCTATTAACGCTGATGCTGTTAAATTTGTACAGACCGCTAATAATAATGTTCTTGTTTTTGACTACAATACGCAGGATGAAGATGAAAACAATGTAAAAGTAAGATATAACACAGCTTCTGCTGATGTTAATAAACAAATTAAAAGTTTGGTTATAGAGTCTTTTCAAAAGTTAATGTGTAAGTCTTACTCTAAAGCAACAATAGATATAAACTTACCTGTTAGTGTAACACAAATAGAAATAGATTAATTATTATGGCAAAGTTTTTAAAGATAGACACGGGTGCTAACGGAAAGTTTTTAATTCCTGCAGATAGATTTATATTTGTAAAAAGAAATAACAACACTACAACTTTAATTTATTACACATCAGCTAATGCTTTAGAGAGAATATCTCTTTTTCACGCCTCTAACCCGGGAAGTGAAGTAGCTGATTTTATACAAGATGAAATGGTAAAGTTAGCGGAAACAAATTGGAGAAATGCCGTGGTAGATATTACAGGAAAGTCTCCTTTTACAATAACAGATTTAGCCCTACAGTAAAATGAAAAAGTTTTTAAAGATATACGATGACTCGTCTTCAAGATATGTTGTAGTAAATGCAAGTGATGTAAAGTTTGTTAATAAATACAGCAATACAAGAACAGACATTATTTTTAATGTTAAAGAGTCAACCTTAGATACTATTGAGATTGCTTATAATTCAGATTCAGGTTTTTTGGTTCAAAACGCAATTGTAGATGCGATTAAAAAAATATCTGTAAAAGGGTATACCAATTCTTTCATCGAAGTTAAACTACCGGTAGCGGTAACAAGCATAACAATAAATTAATTATGGCAAAATTTTTAACAATAACAGTAAGTGGTGCGGATTATATAATTCCTCAAGACGGATTTATTACCGTTATGCAAGAGCCAACTGATAGCACTAGAACAAATGTAAACTACGTTTCACCAAACAATAACGACCAAATTACATTGTATCATGCGGCAGACGCGGGGGAACTTGTTCAGGACTTTATAAAGGATAAGTTTAAAGAGATGGCAGAAACAAATTGGACGAATGCAACAATTGACATTACCGATGACTGCCCTTTAGAGATAATATTAGTAAACATAGTTTAGACATGGAAAAGTTTTTAGAGATATACAATGACGCTGACGACAACTACGTTTTAATTTCAGTAAATAGAATTAAACATGTAGTTAAAAACAATAGTGAAAACACTTGGATTCGTTATAACGGCGGAGATAATGAAGCTAGGGTTCAAATTGTTACGACTCCTTCTGACGCTTCATACATTATACAGGATACTATTGTAGATGCTGTTGCTGAAATTGCAAGTGAAGACTACACCAAGTCATCTTTAAAGGTGAAGTTACCTTTGGAAGTAACTAGTATTACAACTATTTAAAAAGAATAAAAATGGCAAAATATTTAGGTATACCACTTACGGTATCAAACGGAAATAAAACACCTCTCACGGCGCAGCCTGAGAAGCTTGTAAACGGAGATTTTTCCGACCCAACAGATGGGTGGACTTTTGGTAATAACACATCAATAGTAGGTGGTAAGTTGGTTTGTACAAGTTCAACTGCTTATAGTCCTACCTATCAATCTGTAACAATATCTCAAAAAGCTTATGTAGTTACGTTTACGATAGATAGCATTTCGGGTGGTAGCGTAACTCCAAGCTTTCAAAGTTCAATAAACCTTACATCTAGAAGTGTCGCGGGCACGTATACAGAAAAAGTGGTTGCTCCTTTACCTTCTACTAGGTTTGATTTTTATACAGCTGACGCAGGAGTTTCTTTTGAAATAAGTAACGTTTCACTAAAAGAAATAGCAGCTACAGAAACGCCTACTTATGGTTCGCCTGAATATGTTACGAACGGTGAGTTTGCTGATGCTAGTGGTTGGAACATTACACATGGCGGTTGGAATGCATCAGGCCCTTCATCAGGCTCTTGGGCTTGTGACGGTACGCAAACACAAAGTACCAACTTAGGTCAAGGTAATGCCTTACAGGGTCTCATAGGTAAAAAGATAGCTATATCTTTTGAAATAACAGCATATACAGCGGGTTCTGTAAGATTTGTAACGGGAGACGGCTCTATAGCGGGGCCTCAAAAATCTAACCTAGGAACTCATGAAC